GCGCATCATGGTGTGGATCTCGTTGCGACCCATTTCGCCTTCGCGATCGTATTCACCTTGATCAGCTGGATCCTGGTCGTTTTCCTTGGTCATTGACTTTGGTTTGCCGCTTGCGCCGATGGCAGGTTTGTTTACCAATTTAGATGTGCCACGATTGATTTTGGCACCAATCTTTGTGCCCTGTCCGGCACCAACTGGACGACGGCCAGCACGGGCAGCTCGCTCATCAGCAGCATCGGCCTGTTGGTTGGCGCGACGCTCTTCGCCACTATGAACTGCGCCACTGTAGTTGCCTTTTACTGCACGATGTACAGTACTGCCTGGCTTGCTGGTGTCAATTTCACCGCCGCTGCTGCTTCTGCGGCGAGTAGGCGTGTCGTCAAAGTGGCCTTCATCCATCTCAGCATTGCGTCCGCGGCCACCGCCGATGGCTTTTTTCATTGCGTCGGCTGCTACATTGCCCAGCATTTCATCAACTTCATGCTTGGCTCCGGCGATCCGGTCGGCAAAAGTGATCTTGTTGTCAGGAGGTGCCAGTGCGGCAAATGATTTTTGCTTGGGTGTCATTGGAATGCCACCACCTTCTTCCATTTGGTTACCGTGATTTGGGCCACCAACAACTCTTGTTGGATTTTTGTCATTTGCTCTAATACGTTCTCTGTTTTGTATGGCATTGGCACGATCTCTTGTGGCATAGGCTTTATCTGGATTGGCAAGTTCGCTGTCACTGCGGCCTGTGCCAGCATCTTGAATGCGGCGGTCAGCCCGTTGACCTACTTTTTTCACAGCCGCAAGACCTGCTGGTGTATCGCCGGCTTCGGGCAAGTTGGGTCGTCCCTGTGCCTTCATGTCGGCTGCTGTTTTATCATGTGCTTGATTACCGGCCTTGCCAGCAACTCGTTCTGCTTTTGCTGCCATGTCCGCATTGCCGCCACTCATTCTTTCATCGCGAGCAAGTGCATTTGCGTCATGCTTGACCCTTAGTAATTTGTTAACCGAAAGTTCGTTCAAGTCGTCTTTGTCGTCATACTTGTTGTTCTTTTTACGAATAGCATCCATCTCGTTTTCGCTGGCACCATTTTTGGCTGCTTGAGATAATTCTATCATGCCGTCGCCGTACTTCTTCCAGCCCTTGGCAGCACGACTCATGCCTTCTTTCATCCGCCCCAAGTTCTGGTCTATGACATCTTGCTGGTATTCCTGGTCTGCTTGTTGCCTGTATTTTTCATCCGCAGTCTGGTTGGCATCCAAATGAGAATCAATGGCCTTCCCAACAGCCTTGCCAGCATTGCCAACAGCCGTGCCAATTTTATCCAACATGCTTGGTTCAGGCGCTCCTGCACCACCTTGACCGCCGCGGCCTGCGCCGGCACCAGTTGATGGCAATTTATTTGTTACAGTCGGCTGGGGTGCCGGTGCCACTTTGATTTGTGGCATTGGTGCCACTTTGATTTGCGATCCTGCTGCTGGCGGTTTATAGTTTTTATTGACCGGATCACTAATGGGCACGTCGCCTTTGTATGGGCTGTCTTCTTCCAACTTGCCCTGGTCTCTGAGTTTGTTGCGGATAGACCCAGCCACACGTTCACCAGCAGCTTTGCTGCCATAACGTTCACCTGCATCTTTGGCAATCTTGTTAAACATCTTACCTGGCTTGCCTTCATCACGCTCGTTCAGCTGTTGATGTGTGACTTCAGGCATGGCACGAATGCTGTCTAACTTTTTGTTTAGGTCGTAAAAAAAACTCATTTTGTATTATCCTCTAGGTTGTGCGCCAGTGGCTGGCTTGGGTGGACGCTTGATCGTGGTCATTGGGCTTTTGATTCCCATTGGCAAATCATTTGTGGTTTTGGCTGGCGGTGTTTTTTTGCCGGCAATGGTGAAGTTTGAACGATAGGCATTTTTCAACACTGCATGATCATATGGACCGGTGGCATAGTCTTTGCTGAGAGCTCGTTGTTCTGCATCAGGTGCAGGATAGTCAGGCTTGTCCAGCAGGTCCCGGTTCTGGTCACCAATCTTGCGACTTTCGTCATTCATACTTTCTTCGTAGGGCAAAGTGTTCATTATGATCCTGTTGGGATCCATGCCCAACAACTGTGCCAGCTGTTTGATCTGTGGTTCAATAGCAGGATAGCGAAATTCCACATCCACAATGCTCATGGGTTGATTGGGAAATGCAGGGAAGTCGGGAATTTCTTTTCGCACCGGAGTGGTTTTTGGTTTTGATATTTTTACAATATCAAACTGTGTCAATTTGCCTTCCAGCTCTTTGACAAACGTGTTGGGCACATCACCCACTATCTTGATACGATAGTTGTAGGTTTTTTCGCTTTCGGCTAGATATTTGGCAAATGGTTTCATGTGAGTATCCTATGGTATATTTATTCTTTTTGAGTGTTTTGGTCTTTACCACGTAGCAATCGCTCCAGTAAATCATTGCGACTCAACACCATGCCTTGTGCTGTGGGTATGGCTTCGCCACCGGTTTCTTGGGATTTGGCATTTTGATCCAGGCGCATTTTCTTCAACTGTAGATCAATTATCTTGAGCTTTTTGTCCAGCTTGGCAGTCTTGGCTGTGATGGCATGTCCCAACATGTTGCTGGCCACACTGAAGATATCGCTGGCAAATCTTGAATCCACTTGCATGCCTAGATCCATGAGATCTTTGTAGCTGTCTTGTGCCAGAGCAGCCAGGTCGTCCATTTCTTGATCAGTGGCATCAAGTCCGCGTACCGTCGGCAATGCAATGTTGATTTTGTCTATGTTGTCATCTAATTCAGCCAGGGCCAGTCGTGAAGTTTCTATGGAAGGAACTGCTGTGTCATCTTCTGCTGCGGAGGGTGGGAGATCGAACAAGGACTCAAGTTTTCGTGTCATGCCATATTTAGTGGCACAGTCGCATTGACTATTTAGATTTACCGTTGTGGAACATGTCCAATTCGGTTATCACTCTAAAACTCAGCCCATTGCGTTTGCACCATTTTGTGGCTTGATCCCATTTGGCATAGTTCACTGCTACCACTGCACGATCTCTTGAGTTCATTTTGCTTTCAATCACACTTTGCTTTTTGGGTTTGATTTCAATCAACTCAGCTCGCATGGTGTTGTTTTTGTTGCGATAGGTCACTAAAAAATCAGGAATGTACTGTGACATTTTTCCTGTCACAGGATTTCTATAAGGAATAGCTATGCTCTCACTGGCCCATTGCAAGATATGTTCGTTGTTGTCACAGAATCGCATGAAGCTGAGTTCCCAACCTGAACGATAACGAGGAATACCATTGCCCACATACTTGGCAGCGTTCAGCACTTCGTATTTGCCTTGTGCCCAGTGGCTCATTGTAACACTGCCTGTGCAGGATAATAATTGGGTACCACTGGCGTTCCCACCCCTAGCAATGTAGATCGGTCACGAATCAAGTTTAAATAGTATGCTAGCGACACATTGAGATTGATACCATTGCTGGCTCCGCTGCCTTGAAATCCCTGCAACAAAGTCAATGCAGGTATTTGAGTTTCTTGGGCCACACGAAACAAACTCACTGTGAAATTGCCGGCTGCGCGGGGAGTTGTCATTTCTCTCTGGAAAAAACTGTACACAATATCATATTCGTCGGCAGGAACATTGACGTCAAAGTTGTAAAATTGATCATAAACTCTGACAGTTTGATCAATGTTGAAATTGGTAGTGTTGACTGTGGTCATTATCTCAATCCAATACGTTGTGTTAGTGTAGGACCTGCCGGTTGAGTGTTGACGGGCTTGGTTTGTGCAGTGGGAAAGATCCAACCATCAGCTCTGTTGGCCACCGCACGTACTGCGCCCGGGATGGCACCTTGTATGGCTTGTGTGCCCAATGCCGTGGCTTCGTTGATCAGCAATTTTTTAAATCCGCCGTTTTGTTGATTGGTGTTGTAGAATGTTCCTGCTTTTTGCACAGCACCAATCAAGCCCAGTACTGATTTTGATTGTAAATCTGAACTGATTCCATCCACCACGTCCAACAGGCCGCCTTGGCCAAATATGCTGTTGGTAGATCCCGGGCGAGCAATTGGACTGCGGCGTGTGTCGTAATGACTGGGATTGGCAAAAGGCACTGCACTTTTGTTGGGTGCTTTGTCGTAGTATTTGACTGTTTCGTAGTCAATGGTCATTTTGTTTTCCATGATGCCATTGCCTTGAGCATAATCATATGTGTCGTGCTGCCAACCAGAAATTATTGGGTTGATCAACACATATTCTGCATACGTGTGATTTTTATCAAATCCAGCTATGCGTATGTCTCTGAAAAACGGCGGTTTTCCATTGGAGGTATTGTTTGAGCTGGTGCCATCATTGTAGCTTTCACCAATGTAGCCCCAGTCGTTGACCTGTCTATCATTTGAATATATGTCTCGGTCCCAGCCACCAAATCCATCTTGTTGAGTTTGACTGCGGCCTGCACTACCGTTGGTATTGGCATCGCTGCCATATTTTTGGCTGGCATCTTTATAGTAGTAGGCATAGTAGTTGTACCACATGTTTCGTACGTTGTCGCCGCCGTCGTCATGGAATGTGATGGTAACAGGATTGTATTTTATTTTGGTTTGTATCAATCTTTTGCGATTGTACTGATTCATTGTGGCAGTATCTATGCTGTATGTGGGTAAGTTCACTGATTTAACCACGTAGCTGAGATTGCTCACATCGTCTGTGGCAAATATACCGTTCAGTGCAGGAATTTGTCCTGTGTTGATTGTGAATGACACACTGAAAAGAAACTTAAACCTAGGTTTAAGTTCGTAGGCATTGGTCCGGAATACTTTACTGGCGTGAGTGTAATCCCGAGTTCCCTCGGTGCCAAAGAATCCCTTGGCAAAATCCTGACCAAAGCTACCCACAGGTATTACGCTGCGCCAGCGCCTGTGACCACGTCGCCCACTGTTCGACCAATTACGCCACCAATGCCCGATGTGGTCAATCCGTTGGTACCAAGTTGAGCAGCATTATCATAAGCAATGGTCATGCTCACTGTGACTGCTTCGTTGGTACCATAGTTCATGGCACCGTAGTCTGCGGCTTTGAGGTAACAGCCATACAGTTCCCAAGATTCTAATACAACAGGAGCACTGTTACCGTTGCCACCGTCTAAGATTTCAAATCTGGTCACAAACTTGTAGTCAATGCCCGAAGCAGCACTGGACATTTCTAAAAAGTCCATTTGTTTCTGTAGCTGTTCGCCTATCAATTTAGACACTGAGTTAGATGCGTCATCGCGTATTTCGCAAACAGAGTCGGCCCAGCTGTGGCGACCAGCCAGCTTTAATGTGCTGTTGTAAACAGGTACCGCAATTTCTTCAAAAGTAAGATTTGGGCGGGCAAAACTGATTACTTGTTTGGTCAATTCAGTGGTGGGTGTTGAAACACCAAAGTTATCAAACATCACTCTAAAGCGATATCTGAGTTTAGGCATCAACAGGCCTTGGGTTGATGAGCTTTGGTCACTTGCCAAGGGTACTGTCATGCGCTGTAATGATGAAACTGCCATTTGTTATCTCTCCTATATGTTTATTTACCTTTGAGTTGGGGCTGATTTTTCAGCCCCAACTCTTGATCATTAACCACCAGCTGCAATTGCGCCGGTATTCTTGATACGCAACGGGATGTAGATAAACTCCACAGCCTTCACTGGTTCAATGGCAATATCAACCCACAATTCACTTCGATCAATACGTGCAGGAGTATTGTTACTCAAGTCACACACCACCAGGTAGTCATAGATAGCACGTTTGGCCACCAAGTCAATCATCAAACTGTTGCACAGATTGGCAATAGAATTACGTGTGATTTGATCATTGGGTTCAAACAAGAACAACTTTCCAACTTCTTCCAGTCGGCCACGCAAGAAACAAACCAAACGTGCCACATTGATACGATCCAATGCAGTGGTTGTGGTTGTGGTGGTCTTGTTGCCAAAGTTGGTAATACCAATGCCCGGAATGAACGTGATTGGGTTGATGTTGCGTTCATACAAGATGTCTCTTACACTTTGGCTCACACCAATTTGTTGGAATTCGCCAGTGACAGCATTGATGTAACCAATTGCTGTGGCATTGTCAACCACGCCGCGACGTGTGCCAGCAGGTGCCAACCATGGATAACTCACTGCATCTGAACGCAGTATGGTACGTGTCATCATATGACTTG